CGGTGGTGGGGGTTCTCAATCTAAGAAAGATAGGATACAGCGGTTAGAACCTGACTTAAAGGATGGCTCATTCTTTTTTCCTTATCCAACAGATAAGAATCATCTAACATCATCTCAAGTAGACTACAAGGAAAGAAAGCAAGACTTTCTAAATTCTAAAAAAATATTGTGTAAGAATGAGGAAGGAAAATTATACGATCTTTCTAATTGGGTAAAAGAAAATGAGTATTGTTTGTTTCCAAGTATTCATCCAGATTTTTTAGATGCCTTATCTAGGATATACGATATGGATGCTTCGCCTCCAATGCCTAGAAGGGGTAGAATTTTAGAACCAGAGTTGGAGGCAACTTACTGATGGCAAGAAGATTTAGATACGGCGGTGGTTATAAAGGACCTTCGCGCAGAGTTGCTTACAGGATGGTGAGTGGTAGAAAGTTTTATGAAAAAATGCCAAGAAAGTTCCCTTATGGCGTTTTACCATACGCACAGTATAATTATTGGACAATTGGGTATTGTGAAAATGATGCGAGCTCATAGGAAATATAATGGCTACTATAACACTTAGAGAAACAAAAGGATCTCCGCTTTCATTTTCGGAAGTGGACGGAAACTTTTCAAATTTAAATAATGATAAACAAGAATTAATTAATACTCTTAATACAGATTCTACTATGACAGAAGGATCTGATTATATTGCTTATTGGGATAATGCTATTGGAAGAACTAGAAAGATACTGGGGATAGATACTCCATTTTTTTATAGAACTATAGTAATTAAAGCGCTTCCAGATGCTGATGATACATACGTTGGAGATGGTATTACAGCAGTTACAATTCCGGCTACCTTTAATGAATTGTATCTTTATTCCATAGGTGGTCATGTATATACTGCAGGCACTGGTGCTACAACAGATGTTCAATTACATAATTTAACTACTGCGGTTGACTTATTAACTACAAAACTGACAATAGATGCTGGAGAGACAGACTCGTCTACTGCGGCTATCCCTGTTGTAATTAATTCAAGCGGTGTCACAAACAGAGTATACACCGCTACTGTATTGAGAATAGATATAGACCAGATAGCAAGCGGATCAGCCGCTAAGGGATTGGAAATAAGGATGGAATTTCGTGGATCAAGCAGTTAGTAAACTTCAAACTCATCCTCCCTCAGTTTTGGTAGAGCCAGTTAAAGTTGTAGTTTGGGAGAAGAAATGGTTTCCAGTTCCTGAAATTCTGGCTTCTGTAAATGCCGATCCAGCAATTATAAGGGAATACGTAAAAGAAAATATAAAGAGGGGATTACCACAAGTAGAGCCTTATGAAACACAATGGGATAAAGTGATTGCTTTAGCTCTTGGTGGAGCTACTTTGAATGCTACTTGTGATGATCTTGCTAAAAAGAGGAAAGATGGAATGCCTCTGGTTACAGTAAATGGGTCTTATAAATATTGTGTAGATAAAGGATTAAATCCATCTGCTATGATAATGCTAGATAGCAGGGAATTTAATAATCGTTTTGTTGAGCCATTGTCCAAGGACGTGAAGTATTTGATTTCTTCTCAGTGTCATCCATCCGTTTTTGATAAATTGGAAGGTTACAATGTATGGATATGGCATTGTGAGGGTCAGGATGACTGTAAGGAAATGCTTGATAAGCAATACGGAAAGAGATATGTGGATTATTTCCCAGTAATGGGAGGTGCTACAGTTACGTTAAGGGCTATACATGTTATGAGGATGCTTGGTTTTCATAGGATAGAAATGTTTGGATTCGATAGCTGTATTATGGATGATCATCATGCTTATAAACAACCAGAGAATGACAAAGAACAAATTATTAATATTGTTGTATCTGGAAGGGAGTTCAAATGCACTCCGGCTCATTATCATCAGGCAAGAGAATTTGTTCAAATGATTGAAGGCACTGGCGAGCATTATGATTTGGCTATCCATGGGGATGGTTTGATATCGCATATAATTAAGAATCCAAAGGATTCATTAAAACTTAGAGAGGAGGTAAAGTAAAATGGCTGCTACTGCATGGGCATTTTTTAATTCATTTAGAGAAAATCTAGGTGGTGCAACTGCGTGGGATTTAGCTGGAACGACAGATGGGTTTCAAATGTCATTGCACACTAGCGCGGCAAGCACTAACGCAAACGATGGTAATTTATCTACATACGCATCTATAGGGAGCGAAGTAGCTAATGGCAATGGATACACCACAGGTGGTGCTTCTGTTACCAGCAGGACTTGGGCTTCTGTTGCTACTGATAAATATCGTTTTGATTCTACGGCGGTCGTATGGACTGCTACGGGGGGCACGATCCCGAATGTTAAATACGCGGTTATTTATAAATCCGGTGGATCGTTGGTATGTATGTCTAAGTTGACTACATCGCAGTTTACTCTGGCCCAAGATAACACGCTAACTGTCACTCCTAGTGCCAGTGGTATTTTTGAATTAGCATAGGAGGTGTATTATGGGCGTAGAAACGGCCACATATATTAGCGAACTTTCGGCTACAAATCCGCTAGGTACAGACCCAATTAGTCAAGGCGACGACCAGATTCGTCTCGTCAAATCCGTATTGCAGAGTCAGTTCACCAGTCTAGGTGCAGCTGCGGTTACAGGAACTGCGGCTGAATTAAACTTGATTGACGGTTATACTGGTACTACAGCGGAATTAAACACTCTAGATGTTACTACTCAAGGAACTTCAGAAGCATCCAAAGTATTGACAGCAGATGCAAGTGGAGATGTTACTATTGCGGATGGAGCGTATGATTTTGATGTCGCTTCGCATGATGGGACAAATGGATTGTTGCTTGGTGGTACATTAGTTACAGCAACGGCGACTGAGTTAAATTTAATTGATGGCTATACTGGTACAACTGCCGAATTGAATTATAATGATATTACTACTTTAGGAACTGCCGAGGCATCAAAAACATTAAGCGCATCTTCGGGTAGCGCAGTCATTCTTTCAGATTTTGTTACGAGTCGTCCAGTTATAAAAGATTATGCAGAAACTGTATATGCTGGTGGTGATACAGCTACAGCAAAAACTCTGGATGAGACTAACGGCAACGTACAGACATGGACTATGACTGGAAACTGCACATTCACAATGCCGTCTGGATCAGGTTTACAGGCCGGAACTTCCATGACTTTGATTCTTACTCAGGATGGAACAGGCTCAAGAACTGGAGCGTTCACTTCTGTGAAGTGGGCGGGTGGAGATGCGCCAACACTGACTACAACCGCTACTACAGGTATTGATATTCTTACTTTCTATACCTTTAACGGTGGATCATCGCCAGTTTGGTATGGGTTTTTCTCTGGCGAGGCAATGGCCTAAAGGAGGATAGTTATGCCATTAGGAGCAAGTAAAGTAACCCTGTTTGCTGCGTCAAATGTGGGCAACCCTTTTATCACTGCCACAGGCGGCACTATAACAACCAGCGGTAATTATAAGATACACACATTCACTGGCGATGGTACGTTTACTGTTACCTCTGTAGGCGACACATACAGCACGGTTGAGTATCTCGTCATTGCTGGTGGAGGCGGGGCTGGATTTGCAGATACTGGTGCAGCTGCTGCTGGCGGAGGTGGTGGTGCTGGAGGATATAGAAGTTCAGTAGTTGGAGAAAGTTCAGGCGGAGGAGCATCCGCTGAAACTGCTTTAACAGTAACTGCTCAAGGGTATGCAATCACGGTTGGTGGCGGTGGTTCTGGTGCTGGTAGTTCTGATAATACTCCCGGCTCGCAAGGAAGTAATTCAGTTTTTTCGACTATCACCTCAACTGGTGGTGGCGGTGGCGGCGGTAATACAGCAGGGGGTTCAACTGGTGGCTCTGGTGGGGGCGGCTGTGAAAGTAATTGCGGAGGTTATGCTGGAACAGCAAATCAAGGTTATGCTGGAGGTACTGGTTCAGAAGGTGGCAACCATGGTGGCGGTGGTGGAGGTGCTTCTGCCGTAGGTAGTAGTGGCAACCGGGGTGCTGGTGTGTCTTCGAGTATAAATGGAAGTGCAACCACTAGAGCAGCAGGAGGCCAAGGCACTTCAGGAGGAGCTGGTACTGCAAATACTGGTAATGGTGGTGACAGCAGTACATCTGCCGGTCATGCTGGTGGCTCAGGTGTCGTAATCATCCGATACACATATCAATAGGATAATAATATGGCACATTTTGCAGAATTAGGATCAAACAGTAAAGTCATAAGCGTTCACGTTGTTGATGATGAAAACCTCTTGGATGCTGATGGTAATGCACAAGAGCAGATAGGTATTGATTATCTAACGCAAGTCCAAGGACACACTTCCTGGGTTCAGACTTCCTACAATAACGCTAGCCGAAAGAACTATGCTAGTATTGGTTATAAATACGATGATGAACGGGATGCCTTTATTCCACCTAAACCTTTCGACTCTTGGGCACTGAACGAAGATACTTGTCTTTGGGAGTCGCCAGCCTCTAGGCCTGATGATGGAGAGGAGTATTTATGGGATGAAGATTCCCTGTCTTGGGTAAAGGAATAATATACTCATTGGTCTAATGGTTTGTATGCCCACCATTTAAGTGAAGAAGATATACTTTTAAATAGGAAAAATAAATGGCTATTACTACATGGGCTGCAACAACAGGAGATTGGGACGACTCTAAATTTAGTAGATCGTGGGCCGGCCCAAATATTGCACCTGCTGTAGGAAGTTTATCCCTTAGTACTACCGCCCCTTCTTTGAATATTGAATATTTCATATCTCCCGCTAAGGGAGATATTGAATTAATACAATCCTATGAATGGGACCAGATGGGTGCCGCTACTTGGAATGATACCACTTATAGTTGGGATACTGGACCATCTCCAAATACAAATATCGGAACTGTTATTACCCCAGACAACGCAGACCTTACCATTACAGGTAATACTCCTGCTCAGGGAATTATATATACATTTCCGGTTGCAAATGCTGATCTTACCGTAACAGGACAGATTCCATTTGCTGGAATAGGAACTACTATTTCTCCTGATAAGGGTGACGTTTCAGTACTTACAAGTTTTACATGGGATAATTATGGGGGAACTTGGGCGACTGCTTCCACAAATTGGGATACTAATGTATTTGCTCCTGATGCTGTAGAAGCCGGACTAAACGAACCAGCTGCTGGAGAATTAACTTTAACTGGTTTTGCTCCCGCTCAAGGTATTCGTTATACGTTTTCAGTAGATAAGGCAGATGTAACGGTTACTGCCTATGCTCCCGGTGGTGGAATGTCTCATTTTAGAAATCCTGCTAAAGCCGATATAACAGGATTGGCCGGAACTGCTGGACCGTGGAATGAGAGTACAGAAACATGGGCTACTATAACTGGTGCTTGGCAATTAGGGGAATTGACTCCAACAGCAGGTGTAACGTACATATTTCCCATTGATGAGGCTGAAACTTTAACTCTAGAGAGTTATCTTCCTGTTAGAGTTAAAAAAGATCCAACATATCTAGCGGACGTTATAGTAACATAATGAATACAAAAGAATCTCAATATAATTGGTCTGAATTAGCATACAAGATTGACCCAGAATTAAGTGCGCCAGTTAAACAATACGAATTTGACGACGGAAGAAGAGTATTTTATAAAGCTAAAAAAAGGAACAAGTATAGTGGAACTAGAAAGAAATGAAACGTTTGTGGCATCTGATTACACTACAGCAAAGAATGTTGCAGAGCATCTAGAGAAAAAATATCCTGGGTGGTTATGGGCTGTGAATACAATGGATGGAGTAGTGACTGTAAAGTCTATGCTTTTATCTGGTAATTGGGGATTTGTATTACATGAAGATAAGATTGATAACGACTACAGGGCTGTTACTCTTGCTGGTGGAGAAATATTAGAGAGATACAGACAGCATAGAGGTAAGTTTAATACAGATAGATATGCAGAACTTACCATGGATAGAAAAGGTCAACTTGACGGAGATAGGAGTTAATGTCTTTAATTAATCCACAACCACCCTTGGCAGGAGCAGATCTTCCGCCTGATCCAGGTATAGAAGATCCAGAGTCAACTGAGGGTAAGACTGAAGATAAATGGTTAAGGATAGCCAGGCAAGCCTATGAAAGCTCTTCTGATTGGGTTGATGCCAACCTAAGGATGCAATGGGATAAGAGTTTATCCCTATTTAATAGCTATCATCCGGCAGGATCAAAGTACAATACTGATGCCTATGCTAAAAGGTCTAAGTTTTTTAGGCCCAAGACTAGGACTGCTGTTCGTAATTTACAATCAGCTATGTCGGTTGCATTCTTTACTAATGAGGATGTTATTAATGTAACAGCCAGGAATCCTAATGATCCTATGCAGGCAGCTGCAGCTGTTGTTGATCAGTCGATACTTCAGTATAGACTTACGCATACTATACCGTGGTTTCAAACTATAACTGCAGCGTTGCAGGATGCAGCAGTTCAGGGTATTTGTGTATCCCATCAATACTGGGACTTTGAGCAAAAAGAAGAGAGCTATATAGAGATAGATAGTAAGGATGCTCCAGTGGTTGATATGGAGGGCAATCCAGTAGTTCAGAAACAAATGACTTCACTTAATGATAAGCCAGTCATAGAGCTAATATCTCCAGAAAATATAAGAATTGATCCAGCTTCTGATTGGGCCGATCCTATACATTCATCCCCATATGTAATTCACCTTATTCCAATGTTTATCCAGGATGTTGT